CCCTGGCTCACACAGCGCCTCATAATCTCTTAGAGGATTGCTGTATTTATCAGGTGAGTCATTGTCTCGGATATCCCTAGTTAGCTCTTTTCTCAAGAGCTCACTCCAAGAAGGTTCGTGATAGGCTAACGCCTTCACATAAACTCCAGGGATCCTATGTTCATACCTTTGCAGAAATTTATTGTATCTGCGCTGGTAGAAACAATCATTACTGGCTCGCGGCTCAGCCAGTATGCACCCAGGATGGGGCATACTCGAGCGTGGAAAAGGCTGACCATGCAGTGCCTCAATTACTGAGACAGTTGACATGGCGTCCTCATATCCAAACTTGGCAATTAAAGAATTGCACAAGTCAGAGTCAGTGACAATGCTACTACTTAACGATGCCGGGAACTTCCGTATGCGAATGGCAGTGACGTCTACCCCATGGTAGAATTCGCCACCACACGACTCACGAAACGGTCCCGACACGAAGCTCTTCTTGCGGTTGACTTTTAAACCAACCTGTTCGAGAGCCTCTATCACGGTGCTAGCAGAATAAGCCGGCACAATGATATCGTCACCGTACACGTATACCTCGGGTTGAAATCCCCGATTTCTGGCATCGAGCCAGAAAGACAAGTCGTCCATACGTGTAGCCGCTATGGCGATCGTATAAAAAATGATCGCCTCAACCGGAAAGCAACAAGCACTGCCCATAGGGGCAAACTTGTTTAACTTCACTACCTTCCCATTTGGGAGTATCGTGCTCTCTGAGCGACAAGCTTCGAGAGCCTCTACCCAATCCGCAGGAAATAACCTGCGGACGAGTTTGAGTGATACCCGATCGGAAGCCTCGGATAAATCTAACGTGGCCAAGTGCCCAGATAAACTGGACTCTCTTGCCAAGTCACGATTCACCCCTTGGTCCACAAAATTAATGTGGCCTCGGGTAAGGTAATGGGTTCTCACGATCTCGTATAACTTCCTCATGATCCCTTGCTGAATATACATAAACTCAGCAGGTTCACAAGATATCACACGAGGTCCGCGAGAGTCCTTAGGCACGAGTACTACTCGGGCGGTAGGGACACCTTCTTCAGCCTTCTCCAACTTCTCGAGCTCATCCACAAGGTGGCTCGTAGAGTAGTAGAAGTGATCAGGATACGAAAATGAAGCGTCGAGTTTAGAAAAATATTTAAACCGATTCCATTTTTCGTGGTTAGCTGTACGACAAGCGGTGGAACCGCTGCCATGACAAGGTCGTATATCGAACGGATCTTCTTTTGCAAGAAGTCGAGCGATATACGCTTGTGCAGTATCGAGAAGGCCGTCAAAACGGTCCAAATCGACACTGTCCAGTTCCCGGTCGATGAGTTCAAAATCAACCAGAAACTGGTCAACAACTCCTGGATCATGAGGTACCTCCAGTTTGTAGAACATGTACGTCAGTTGGCGTACACAATCCACAGCTAAGGGATCGCCTTCTATTGCAGACTTAATAGCCTTACCAAGAAATAATGGTAGGCCATCCGGCCCCGTCTTAAAAAACGGGACAGGTTGCCACTTGCGGATTTCCGCATACGTGGTGTCAAGTTCCTTACCCAGACTGGGCAAGAGTTGCGTTAGAAAACGTAACCCCTCTTTGTCAGTCCGTTGAGTGAAGACTTCAATATCCTTCTTCTCAACGTAGACACGATAGCGTTGGTTCGACGCTAGGTTGATCCATATCTCTCGAAGTGGATCAAGGCTCTTCCGTTCATCAATAATCATGATGGACTCCAAAGAGCATAGCCAAAAGCATGAACCAGGGAACCTTCCCGAACTTCCTCACCGCACAGCGAGAAAACTCAACGCTGAAGCGAAACCATGTCCCAGGCAAAAGATGCTGATACCACGATTCTAATTGTTTTAAGAATCACAGCACTGATTTCCTTTTGGGGGAAACCCTTGTACAACAAGTAGCACCACGGTACGGCCTTCAAAGGCTATACCTCCTGGTTCAAGATCTTTGTCACATTCGCATTGGCGGTTTCTACAAAGAAATCGACGCAGCGATTAACGTTCTCAATCAAGAGAGCATTCGTGACAGCGGCACTTGGAGGGCGCACGATTACCATATATATGGACATCGTCGCCGGCACCAATAGGGAATCGATGACTGTGTCATCGATCCGGACAAGGTGTCGAAGTACATTATCTTTTGTCGTCTCGTGAGAGATTGTCAGTATCCGCTTTGCAGGCAATGTTAGCCCCGCCACTGAATACTGTGACTTTGAGAGATCAGCCGCGCGCAGATCAAAAACCGTAAGGTTCGTGTCCACGTCTGTCGGGCAATCTTTCGATAATGATAGGGAACTCCCTATGCTCATAATGTGCTAGCTCCTCCCCAAAGTGGGGTGTTATGTCGCAAAGCGACGGGTTTCCGGAATTTCTCCGGCGCGAGAACAAGTCACTATTTGTACTTGTGTCGCGTAAGACCCAGACTGAGCGCAAGCCCATACTGGTTCCAGGATGGAGATTTCCAGCCAAGACTGTTCATTACAGACATGTCTGGAGCACCGGGCATACGATGGAAAACTTTCCGTTCGTATGTCGCGCCTGGCATGAAGGCACTTCGAGAATCGACAGTAGCCTTCTGCTCGAGTTGACAATCAACTCTCCACTGCTCCTTAAACTGAATATTGGAATCAATCAGTTTAATGGGCAACTCCAGTGTATCTACTTTGAAACGTTCTATCGCTCCCCCTACGTTGACAAACCAGTCGACAACAAAGGAGAACGGTATTGCGTCCCAAATGATAGCTGGATTTAACTCAAACCCGAGGCCATCGAGGCTTCCTCGAAGGCCCATCTCAAATGCGTTCAATGCCGGAATCGGCAATGTTCGATACTTGATACGGGCGACGGCTTCCTGCTTTATTGTGGATGACCAATTTACATTGGCCCACCCACCGTAATTAAGGATTTGTCCCGTCTTCGTCAAGCTACTCAAGGGAATGTTTCTCTTACGGGAATAAACTTGCCCGATAGATTCATTCCAAGATCGTATCTTCCTCTGGGTCCCAAGAACTGACTCCAGCATCGATTGTATATCCGAATGAGTCGGAATCCAACCGTACTGTACTTCTAAGTTCTTGTTCGCCAATTCCTTCGCAAGCTCTTTCGGGCTCAGAAGGCGTTTCAGCTTCTTCAACTTCTCGCGAAGTTGACGTCCGCTGAGAGTAGATACGAAACCACGCTTAGAATTCACAAATGACAACATAGATTTCAATTGTCCGATATCCAAAAGGAAATTCGGCACTGAAACCTCGGTCAGATCTGGCCTCATTGAATCGAAATATTGATTCATATAGGCTTGCCCGTTATTGCGTAGAACATCGAATCCGGTAGGAATACCGAAAGCGGTGAGCGCAGTAGTCTTGGCAATATCTAAACCAGTACGTGCCGCGAGTGCCCCATGCGTGTACTCTTGTACAGCAGATGGGGAAGCAGCGGTGTACCACAAAATCGGGATAACTCCCGAATATGGGGTATGATCACGTTCGGACATGTGTGCACAATAATTAGAGGAATGGCGATCGCCCTTCCTCTTGGTTGTGTAACGAATTTCATTATTGAATATGGCGACGGTTTGAACACCGCCACCATACTCACTAATTATATGACCATCACTTAATGCCTTCAATTTAATTGTCGGCACGGTGACGGAAACGGTTAAAGGCCGAGTTTTAAATCGGGCTGCACCGGGAAATTCTTGCATGTCTATCTGGCCTCCTGTCATGGTAGTGAGCTCGCAATGAGCAGTGGTCCGAAGCGAAAAAAAGACGCTTCGAAAAAGGTAGAGTACGCATACCAACTGGTTGCGGACTCATCCTAAAAGTGTCCAACGCGCTATAAAAGCCCG